ACGGCAAAGAAGAAGTACCACAGGGGGATTTAATGCAACAATTAGAAAAAGCATTAAAATCTCATGACTGGTATTATATGATGTCTGATGATCATAGATGGTATAAAGCAGGATCAGAAGAAGCTAGGAACATATATAACTTAATATCACAACTGAAAGCTGCCGGAAAAGGCGATGAAGCTGAAGCCTTGTATAAATCATATAGTGATAAGAATAAGATAAGTGAAGCATCAATAGGGAGCATACAGAAAAAACATGGAGAGCTTGTCGCTAAGATGAAAGCTCTTGCAGTACAGTATAAAGGTGGTGACCAATCTGTTATACCGCAGTTAAAAGCTATGACGATTGAAAAAAAGAAATTAGAAGCTGAATTAGATAGTAAAGTTGCCGGAACAGGAGCAGATCAAGAATTAGATACTTCTGTAAATGAAGCGGAAAAGGCTGAGAAAGATTTTGATAAAGATGGTAAAAAAGAATCACCTGCAGCAGAATATAAAGGAGTAAAAGATAGAGCAATTAAAAAAGCTACTGGTAAATCAGTTGCTAAAAAAGTTCCTATAAAGAAAGAAGCAGTAAAGGCTAAAAAAGATTTTGATAAAGATGGTGATGTTGAATCTCCAGAAGCAGAATACAAAGGAGTAAAAGATAAAGCTATTAAGAAAGCTGTATTAAAAGAAGATTGGGGTTCATCAGACCAAGGAGTAATGAATAGAGCTATTCATAAAGACTTAGGAGAACCAGAAAATATGCCAATGCCTTTTGATAGTGCATTTGAATCTGCAGTAGAAGAAGCAGTTGATTTTTATTGGGACGAGTGGGAGGAATACCAAACAGATAGAGAAGGTTTAATCGACCATGCTAAAAAAGCCTATTACAGAAGATACTTCCCGGAGAAATTTGCAGGATTCCAAAAGATGTTTAGCGAAGGAGCGGTACAATCTATTGCAGATTTAGAAGCAATAGCTAACGATACTTCAAAGATGCCAGCAGAAAGAGATGCAGCTAGAAATAAAATGTATGCATTGAAGAAACCTAGCCGTGGAACAAAATTAGCTGAAGCACCAGAAGGTACTTACTATATTAAAGTAGCTGTTAGAGATGCAAAAAGAGCATTAGAAATTATTAAAGATAATCCTGCTTATAGTAAAGCAGTAGATATAAACGGATCAGACACGTATTATTTTACTAACCCAGAACTTGCATACGACTTAGAGATGGACTTTGGTACTCAAAACATCGAAGTAATTGATAGTAATATTGATATGAACGAAGCAGTAGTTAACGAAGGTCAATTTTCATGGTACACTCAAGATTCAAATCAGCAGATCGGCTCTGAAAAAGAAAATACGTTACGAGTTGTTTATATGATTGACGATAAGGGTAAAAAGTACGCAGAAAGTAACTATGAAGGATACGGAGAATTTGGGGGAATGGACTATTATGAATTACTAGATGTAATGAATGGAGGTTCAGGAGATAGATCACATGGCATATCTATTGCATTTAACGAAGATCCAACACATACAGAACCGGTTAAATTCCCGGCATTAGTTACCGATCCAAACTTTAACTGGCAAGCACACGATTTTACAAAAGAGCCTAAAAATGACCCTAACCAGAGTTGGTATACAGGTGATAGAGAAGAAGATTATGATGACGAAGACGAATTAGATTTAGAAGACGAATACGAGAACAACGAGGGAAAGCACGAAACAGAATTAGTACAAGACCCTACATCTAAAGAGTTTACTCGTAAGATGAAGATGACACCTAAAGATATGGCAACAATCGAAAAGGTTCAAGGGATGATGGCTAAGGAAAAGAGCTTAAAGAAAGAAGAAGAAGATTATGCTCAAAATGATACTGCAGTTGATATAACAGGTAAAGCATACAGTATTGGAGATATAATAGAATTTAGAGGACATAAATTTGAGTGTCAAATTGGACAAAGAGGTATAGTAGTATTACAAAAAGTAGATGACGAATTAAATCCACTACCTCAATTCTTTGAAGGCGGTACACCACAGTTTTCTACAATTTTAAAAAATGCTAAAATAGTAAGCCGTGGAATGGGAATATCGGAAGGAGGAGTTAATCCTGAAGGAGATGCAATGGTATTAAACTTTCTAAAGAGATTATCTAAGATTTGGGATATACCAATGGCACATGCAGTTAACTTCGTAAACGCTTCTATTAAGCGTCAAGGATATTAAAAAATAAACAATGAAAAAGGAATTATTTGATATGTTAATGACATCTGCCATTGCAGAAAAATCAAAAGCATTATTGACTTTGAATTTGCTCTCTGAACATCCAGTAGGTATTGGAGATCATTCCACAGGTGATTATTATAAAAATGCAGAAGAAGCATTAACTATGTTAGTTGATGCTAATGATAAAATTGAAGCTCTTGAAAAATTCTTCAAATAATAATAAGATAATGAATAAAGCTGAATTTAGAGAACTTATTGAAGAAATTTATTTCGAAGTATTAACTGAAAAGAAAGCCACACACTGTGGTAGATGCGGTCATACTCATGTTAAAGGAACACCTTGTCCAAGACCTTTTAAAGAAGGATTATCACCTCATGGTGACGATGCTTATATTAATAAAGTTGGATCTAAAAAAAACGAATCTCATTTTAAGATAGGTGACAAAGTAAAAATGTCTCATGGCGGAACCGGAGTTGTAAAATCTTTAGATAAAGAACACGGTGCTGATGATGAAAAGTACTACGGTATTGAATTACCGAGCGGTAAAATACATAAACATTCACCAAACGAATTACAAAAACTAGACGAGAACGAAGAAGGTAACACAGTAAAACCAAAAGACCTACCTAAAGATTTTTTAAAATCAATAGAAGATAAATACGGTCCTATAAAAGATGAAGACTTTTTTAATAAAGACTTATCTACATATTTTAAAACAGATCTTGTAAATCAGGAGACTGGAGGAGTCAGACATAAGATAATTCAATTACCTAGTTTTGAAAATTTATTCCGTAATTTATCATCTGCAGTTGATTCAACAAAAGAGTTGATGCATATTGATGATATTCGTAAAGATGAAAAAGCAAGACAAGTATTTGAAGTTGTAAGTAAGACATTTAATGCTCTTCGTCATTTCTTAAGAACTGAATACCCAGGTCAATATGCTATGATGAAGCAAAGACGCTCAATGAACGAAGATAAATCATTAGCAGAATTAATCAAAGAAGAAGATCCAAAAGAAGAACCAGCAAAGAAGCCTGAAGAAAAAACAGACGAGAAGCCGTTAGAGAAAGCAGGAGAAGAAACAGTATTAGAAACAGCTACAGATAAGATGTTAGGTAAATTTCCTAGTCTTAAACAAGCTGTAGAATCTCTACTTACTAATCAATACGGAGAATTCGTAGAAGAAGTTTTATGGGTAGCACCTCGTCCTTCTACATTTAGAGTTGAGTTAAAAAACAAACAAAACTTTATTTTAAAATGGACAGGTAAGGGCTTTGAAGCACAAATTCAAGGAAAACGTTACTACATTAATAAATTAGCAGACTTCGAACAAGCATTAGATAAATTAAACGAACTACTTAAATACGGACCTAACACAGGCGGTGAGCCAGGTGAAGGTGGAGAAGATGCTGGAGACAGCGGATCATCAGGTAGCACTAGTGGAGGAGACTTCCCAGGCTCTGATGCAGCAGGTGGTGCAGAAGAAGAACCAGCACCGGAAGGAGAAGCAGGAGCAGAAGGCGGAGCAGATTTAGGAGGAGAAGACGTAGAATTTCAAGAACCAGCAGAAGATCCGAAATAAATGAACTTAGTAGAAAAAACAATACTAGAATGGTCATATAGATGTGAGAAAGGATATCCCGATTTAACTAACGAAAAGGATATGAACCTTTTTGAATCTTTATTTGGATTTAGATTAGACGAAGGAGTTCTTAAATGGGACGACTTCAGTAATGCAAGTAGAAAGTATTCACGATTACAGGTTATAGATAATAAGATAGAGAACAGAGCACCGTTTGAATTTAAAGATGGTAGCCAAAGTATTTTAACATACGCTGACAATTCTTACGCAGCACTATTTCATTCAATGGAAGTAGATGCAATCAAAAAAATTGGCGGTACTAGAATAAACCAATTCCCTTTTTTCAAAGATGAAGAAGGAAATGATGTGAGCTTTAGCGCATTACAAAAAACTAAAGAATTTGGAGGATCTGGAGGCAGTAAGATTGAAACAACAGAGAGACAAGAGCATGGCATCATAGATGCTATAAATGCAGTACCCGGTGTTAAGACCTTAAAAGGTACTAATGGTATTGAAATCAACGGAGTTCAGACTGCAGTTAAAGTAGATGGTTTGAATGAGTTTAACACAGAACCTTATGCAGATGTTATACTGAAAGTCAAAGGACAGGATGTGAAAGTATCAGCTAAAGGAAACGAAGCACCAACTCTAGCTGGTGGAGGAATCAAAGGAATGACAGCAATGTCGTCAACTAATCCAGGAATAAGAGAATGGTTAACAGACTTTTATGAAGATGCATACCAGTTCTACCAAGATAGAGTTGAGGCAAATAACTTAGACGGAGTTAATTTAACAGGTAACAAACTTATTCCTGATGTTTCGAGAAAAATACCTGAAGAACTTATAAAAACAATAATTCAAGGTACTATACCAATGGGAGGACCTATTGACTATTACTACCAAGGAGATATGGAAGTTAAGTTTGAAGTAGAAGGTAACACGGTTAATTTTAAGAACGGTAAATTTGTACCTGTCGATACATTTATACAAGAACACGGCGGGAGTTTATATGCTCATATAAGAAAAAGAGATGGTGATTTTTTCTTTACAAACTCTCAACAAGACATTAACGGCATTATACTACGTCGTATATTTACGAAAAAAGAAGGAAGTAACTCAACTCAATCTAGATTCGGAACTTTAGATAAGATTCGCGGGATTGAGATATAATTAATTAGTTATGTCGCAAGATATTAGAAACATAATAGCACAAGAATATTTAAAATGTGCTAAAGATCCAGGGTACTTCATGAAGAAGTATTGTTATATTCAACACCCGACAAGAGGTAGAATTCTTTTTAATTTATACCCATTTCAGGAGAAAGTACTACACTTATTTAGAGATAATCAATTTCTTATTACTTTAAAGTCTAGACAGCTTGGTATATCTACCTTAGCAGCTGGTTACTCTTTGTGGTTGATGGTCTTCCATAAAGATAAGAACGTACTAGCCTTAGCAACTACACAAGCAACAGCGAGAAACCTAGTTTCTAAAGTACAATTCATGTATGAACAGTTACCTAAGTGGTTACGTCTACATGCAGTAGAGAAGAATAAACTCTCACTGAGGCTTAAGAACGGTTCAAAGATACAAGCAAAGTCAAGTAATTCTGATTCTGCTCGTTCTGAAGCAGTATCACTATTATTAATAGATGAAGCCGCCTTTATTGATAACATTGAGGAAACCTTTACTGCTGCACAACAAACGTTAGCAACCGGTGGTCAATGTATGGCTCTATCGACTCCTAACGGTATCGGTAACTGGTTTCACTCTACCTATGTAAAAGCAGAAGTAGCTGAAAATTCCTTTGTACCTATTAAACTACCATGGACAGTCCATCCTGAAAGAAATCAGGTTTGGAGAGAGATGCAAGATAGAGATTTAGGACCTCGAATGGCAGCACAGGAATGTGACTGTGATTTCCTATCATCAGGAGAAACCGTATTTGAACCAGAAGATTTACAATTTTATGAAGAAACTTATCAAAAAGATCCAGCAGAAAAAAGAGGAGTTGATGGCAATTTATGGGTTTGGGAAAGTCCTGATTATACAAAATCTTATATGGTTACAGCCGACGTATCTAGAGGTGACTCTACTGACTTTTCTACGTTTCACGTAATGGATATAGAAAGTTGCGTTCAGGTAGCAGAGTACAAAG